TCACGGAGAGGTTTATACAAATTATGGTGTTCCGTTCTCTGTAGATGATGATGAAAGAGAAGGCTCACATACCGAACTATTTTGGAAAGGCATTCATACGAAAGAAGAAATCGTCAACTTGATAAAGAACAATCAGTTTTTGGCAAGGCAATTCAAAATGGATGAGGCAATTAAAGATGTGGCAACAGTTTGTGGCGTCAGGTACAAAGATGTTAAATCTGCGATAAACATGACACAAGCATTCGCAGGTGGTAAAAAGAAGAGAATATGAATGCAAATAAAATAACATTAGCTGGCTATATTGTATATCTCCAAAGTATGTATAAACGATATGGCAATATAAGTATAGCGCAACTAAAGCATATAGAAAGAAACAGAAAAAAGGAGGATAAGCAATGAGTAAAGTAACTGCAATTAATATAATTATTAAAAAGAAGAATCAATTAAGAAAGCATAAAGAGGGATATGTTTCTTACATTAATATTGATGACGTTCTTGTGTGGTTGAACGATATTCAAAAAGAATTGGAGGATGAATTATGACAAGAGAAGAATTACAAAATAAACTTGGCGATGCTATCTGTGAGTATTGTAACAAGAACATTATCTCAGAATATAACATCGGCATAGGTGGGCTTTGCGAAGGTCAGTATTGTGAGGAAGCACAAGATGGCTACGCAGCAGAAAATAACATAGAGTTGGAGGATTAAGTATGACAGAAGAAATTTATAACAAAGCTACATGCTTAAGAAGTATTATTGAAAAAGAAAAGAAAGTTCTTAAGTATTGGAAGGATGCAATAGATGCAACAGAAGAAACCATCACATTGTCTGATGGACTAAGCAATTGGAGAGAAAGAACTTCCATTTTTATGTTTATATCTTTTAAAGAATTGAAAGATATGGCTATTGAGAAACTTACAAAGAGTTTAGAACAACATCAAAAAATGTATGAAGAATTATAATGGAGGACTAAATTATGGACAGAAATCAAGCTAAAGAATTTTATCCTATCCTACAAGCCTACGCAGAAGGAAGGGTAATTGAGTGTAGAACCAAACCAAGTGCATTAAGCAAAAGCTGGCAAGATATGAATGAATGGACGGAAATGAAAGAGCTTGAGTATTGGAACAATATCGAGTATCGCATCAAACAACAAAGCGAAGCAAAGTTCCGACCATTCAATACCGAAGAAGAATGCTGGCAAGAAATAAGAAAACATGAGCCGTTCATTAAATACAAGGTCATAGAAAGCAGTAAGGACGTTTACCTCATTATTCAAAGAATAAAGACAGACGGAATCGAGACAGATGTTGAGCGTCTTGATTTTGAAACGGCTTTTGAATGGTTCACCTTTGCCGACGGAACTCCCTTCGGTGTAAAAGTTGAATAGCTTATGTATAGACCGATTACAATGTATCAGATTGTTTGCGATAGATGCGGAGAAGTATTTGGTGGTACAGATACTTGCTCTGCACTATTCAGTAACAAAGAAGTTGATATTGGTGACTACTCTGATTGGGAAATGATAGATGGTAAGCATTATTGTCCCGATTGCTACGAGGTGGAGGTCATTGATGGAGTGTATAACGTTAAAGCAAAATAGATATGAAGATAGGAAGTATCAAATTCAAGGCTAAACGTCTTGACGGAAAAGGATGGGTTTGCGGATATTTCTACGAAGAGAATGGTAATACATACATCATTGAGAATCGTCAGAAAGAAAGCAAGTTAAACAGAAATCCCACTTATCAGGTTGACCCTTCTACCGTCTGCCAGTTCACAGGGTTGAAAGATAGTGAGGGAAAGGAGATTTGGGAAGGTGATATAGTGCATGACAGTTATGACCTTTTATGTATAGACAATCTCTATGAGGTAGTTTATATTGAAGAAGAAGGAACGTTTGCCTTCAAGAGTTTAGATAAAGCTGACAATTACGAGCCGTTTGTTAATTTATTTGAAGTTTATGTTGTTGGCAACAAATTCGATGAGGAGGAGGAGTAGCGTATGAAGAATAAGATTTTAAATTTAGCTAAGTCAGCCGTTTGGTTCGTCTTGTGTTTGTTTGTCGGTGCATTGATATTTGAGGGCATTCGCTCGTTGGCTAATAGCGATGAACCTGCAAAGGAATTTAGTACAACAGTATTTACCAGGAATGGGCATGACTATCTGCTTGTGGACACGAAACACGGAGTTTGTGTTATTCACGCCGAGAGCTGCCCTTGTTATAAAAAGAAGTAGTATATGAAAGTTAGGTTGGCAAAGAAAATTATGAAGTATCACTCTGGCAGTTTTTTATATGACTTGATGCGCTTGGAAGGCTTGGACATTTCTAAAGAGCTGTCAAAGATAAAGCAATACTGGGAGCCTAGATGGGCTTTGTATTATGCCACTAAAGTTGGTTGTCATGGCAGAGTTGACCATCGTATCGTAAAGGCAGAAAAGATTACTGCAAGATATTCTCGTAAGCTAATGAATTGCCTTGCTAGGTTGGCTGGTAAAAATCCTTTCGATATTAGAGATATATTAGGTAGTTCAAATAAACTAAAAAAATATGATCATGAAACAAGAAATGCAAAAGTCAATCTTAAAGATTCAAACAGCAGTCGAAACTCTGACAAGACAGAAAGTTATTGACAAAAATGTATATGATTTTGTCCATGGAGAAATCAAATCTCTTTCGGAAAGTGTGGAGAATATAGAGGAAGTAAGTAACCTAGATGAAACACTCCTTACCTTCACAGATAAGGAGGAGTATGTAAACCAGCATATCAACCTTGCTGATACATCTGTTCTTTGCGAAGAGTTGAACAGAAGAAAAGACATTGGTGACGATTTCTTTGTAGTAGCAACAGAGA